GCGAGAAACTTCTCCTCCTTCGCGTCGTCGCTATCCGCGCCGCTCACCTGCACGGCCTCGGGGATGAGTTGTTCCAGTAGGTCACCCTCATCGTTCAAGTGGCACCACACGAGCGCGGGTTGCTTGGTATCCACCAGGGCGGCCAGTTTCTCGCACCGTTCCGTCATGGTCCGGCGCCGTTCCGCCCGTTGCTCGCGGAGGCTCACAGCCGGGAGCGCGAACAACGCCCCGTCTGGCAGCGAGCGCGCCTCAACGACGTGCTGGCGCTCCTGAAGTCCGGGCAGCACGAAGGCTGCATCCTGAAATCCCAGATCAGACGGCTTGCGCGTGGCCCGTGCCCAGGAAGCGACCCACCGCCAGAACGGGGACTCGGCGTGACCCTTGAAGCGCCACTTGACCACACTCCCGTACACGCGGCCCCCGTTGCCCCGACTTTTCATATTCGTGTCGGTCTTGAAGAAACGGGACAGCATGTCCATGTGCCCGAGATATCCCAACGCTTCGGAACTGGTGCCCATTTCGGTGTAGTCGTTCGGCGCCGCCGTCGCCGTGCAGAGCAGGCGGTAGGGCACCTTGCGGAGGAACTGCGTGATGGCGAGCCGTCGCGTCCCGTCGAACGACTTGAGGATAGACGACTCGTCGCACACGACGCCCTGAAAGTCTGCGGGGTTGTGGTGGTGCAGCCGCTCGTAGTTGGCAACGGTGATCTGCGTCCCGTTCTCCCGAGCGCACTCAATCCCGAACTTGGCCGCTTCCTGAATCGTCTGGTGCGCCACGGCCAGCGGCGTGAGAATGAGCACGCGCCCCGACGTATGACGGGCTACATTCTCCGCCCACACGAGCTGCATCGGCGTTTTCCCGAGCCCACAGTCCGCGAAGATCGCGCCCCGTGCGTGGCGGATCGCCCACTCGACGAGCGCCGACTGGAAGTCGAACAGGAACTCCGGCATCCACACGGGCGCGAATCCATGTTCGCCCCCGAGTTGTGCCTTGCGCTCCAAGAACGCCGGGTAACTCACGAAGTCGTCGCATCCTCTCGGTGCTGCGGGTGGTCGGTGCGCCCTGGGCCCTCGTCGGGGCCCTCCTACGACCGGCTCGACGCGTGCGCCGGCCTGCCGACGTGCAGACGACCCAGGGCGGGTAGAGCGGCTGCCCCGAATCGACGGGGGCCTCCGAGCTGGTGGCTCGGCGCTCACTTGAGCTTCAGCCGCGAGGACTACTCGTGCCGGACGATCAGATAGTGCTCCGGCATCAAGTCGTGAATCGCTTGCTGCCCCGGTCGAAGTTTCTGGCGCCCTTTCTTGAACTCAACGAACCAGACGCGCCCATCCCTCACTGCAATCCGGTCGCAAACGACCGTGGGCGAATAGACTGTGTAGCCAGCAGCGCAGAGCTTCGCTGCCTCACCCTGTTCTTTTTGGATCCGCGCCAAGCAGCGAGCACGCTGTGCTGCACTGCTCATCTCGCCCAAGTGTCCGATCCGTCCAGCTCCAGCTATCCACTTCTGGTGACACGGACGGCAACGATAACGGCCCTTGAGCAACTCACCGCCACAGCCTGGGCAGCAAACCCAACGCTTCGTGCGATCACGCCGATAGCATGTCCGGCACCGCTTCCCCGAGCGGGATTTCGCCCCGCCACAGTCCACGCAGACGCTCATCGAAGGCAGCCCCGGGGTGCGACCCCCAGTCCAGCGCCAAGCATGAGGTCGGCTTATGAGGCGCCTCATCCGGCCCGACTGCTGTTCGGCGGCAGTGCGGGACCGATCCCCTTAAGAGAGATCGCGCAGGCCCCTACCCCATACCGCCTACCACCCGGCACCCGCCGGACGTCCTGCGCCTACAGCCCCGGCACCAACTCGTTCGTGTACGGATCCCGCTTGGGGTCGAGCCCGACGTCCTGGAACGCCGCGAGGCCGCGCTCGACGAAGGCCGCCCGATCGATCGCCGGGTCGAGCGTGCGCGCGCCCAAGAACTCGGCGAGCTGTTCGTCGAGCGGCTTGTGGAGGCGCGCGCGGCTCGCGTGCGTCGACTGCTCGGCCTCCGGCTTGCGCAGGTCGAGGTTGAAGTTCAGCGCCCGTGCCTTCCATTCCCGGACCTGCTTGTGATTGATCTGGTGCTTGAGGTCGCGCGAGACGTTCGTGACCACACAGCGCGCGATCGCGCCGTCGATCTGCGCCTCGCCCACGTACCCGGCGAGGCGCGCGTCGAACTCGGCCGCCGTCATCCCGGTCGCGTCGATCGGTAGGACCTGGACAAGGCGCCGCCCGGGGATCGGTCGGAACGTCGTCGCGCCACTCGCGACGTCGACAAGCAGCCAGCCCTTCGAGGGGATGTCGTTCATCCGCTCGCGGATCTGCTCCTCCCAAGGGTTGGTCGCAACCCACTCAAGGGACCCGGCGTACCACATCCGCTCCGCGAGCCGCGAGCACGCGTGGTAGTGCCCGAGGGCGACGTAGTGCCACCCCGCCGTCGAGACCATGTCGACGTCGATCTTGACGTTCGGCGCCGGCGCGCCGAACCCAGGGACGTCGCCGTGCGTGACCAGCACGTTGAGGCCCGCGGCCGGGTCTGGCGGCGGCATCCCCTCCCGGATGCAGGCGTTCGGGACAGCGGTCACGAGGCCACCCGGAACCGGGACGCGCCGGACCTCGCGGACCGCGACGGCGACGCCGAACTGCTCGAACAGGGGGAGGATGCAGCCCGCCTCAAGCGCCTTCGCCGTGTCGTGGTCCCCGGCGATCATCACGAGCACCGCCTGCGGCAGCGCGACGCGTAACCGGATGAGCTGGGAGAGGAGGAACAGGACGGCGCCGTTGGGCGGTCGGACCGAGTGGAAGATGTCCCCGGCGAACACGACGACGTCGGGCGCCTGGTCGATGACGTCCGTGACCGCGCGCGCGATCGCGTCCTCGACATCGGCCTCCCGCTGGTTCATGCCGCGCGCGTCGGAGCGGTCGAACTGGCGGTAGCCGACATGCAGGTCGGCCAGGTGAGCGAGCCGCATTAGAGCAGCGACTCCTGCGGATCGCTGCGCCGCTGCTCGAGCTCCTCGTCCACCGCGGTGCGCATCCGCTCGAGGGCCGCCGGATCCTTGGCCTTCGTCTTCCGGCACCACAGGGCGAGCGCGGTGAGGTCTTCGACGCTGATGGACTCGTCGTCGATCGCCTTGCCGGCGAGGGGCTTGAATTCGGCCGTCGCGATCGCCTTCGGGAACCGGAACCGCGGGGCGGTCGGCTGGCCGGGATAGACCGGCGCCGGCTCGGTGTCGTCGTGCTCCTTCGGCTCGTCCTCCCGCGCGACGGTGAAGATCTCCTCGAGCGCGGCCGCGACGATCGTGGCCTGGGTGTCGGCGCGCTTGGTCGCCCGGCTGACGATGTCGTGCAGCGCCGCGCGGTAGTCGGGATCCCGCGTGACCTTGGGCGGCTTCCCCTTCTCGTACTCGCACCAGCCGCCGTACTTCTTGACCGCGCTGGCCGAGGTGAAGCCCTTCTCCGCGGTGTTGCAGCTGCCGAGCCCGGCGCCCACGACGCGGCCGAAGTGATCGACGATCGGGATCTCGATCGTGGCCGAGCAGTACTCCTTCGTCTCCTGACCGTCGACGCGCCGCGCCGCCCCGCGGGCCCAGCGGAACAGCTGCTTGATCTTCGACGCGCCGCGCTTGGTCAGCGCCTTGGACGTGCTGCCCGGGACCTGGTAGTAGTCGCCCAGCTGCCCGGGGATCAGGTCGCCCTTCGCGTCGTACTTGGCTTCCTCGAAGTACTCGCCCTGGATGAAGGCGATCACGGTCTTCCGATTGGCCTCGAACGCCTGCAGGTTCTTCGCGAGATCGAGCGGCTTGTCGAGCTGCTCGATGGCGAGCGCCTGGCCGAGCGAGACGAACTTCTGCTCGCCCTCGTCCCAGACCATGCCAACCTGCTTGCCGTACTTGTCCTCGGCCTCGGCGGCCGTGAGCCGGCGCGACACCTCGGTGGCCGGGGTCATGTGTCCCTCCCGCCTGCGCGGACGAGCGCCGCGCGCGCGTCCGCGAGCATCAGCTCGCGGATCTGGGCTGCACTGTGCGGGTGATTGGGGTCGGTGCAATCGCAGGCCGTGCAGTCGACCCAACCCTCCCACCACTCCTCACTCTCCGGACCGCTCCCGAAACACAGGGCCATGTTGTTCAGGGAGGCCGCGAGATCGGGCGCGGCCGCGATCAGACGCGCGTTGCCCTGCGCTGCCTTGCTGTCGGCGAGGCCGCAATCGGCGACCGTGAGGCCCTGATACACAGGGCCCATGAAATGCGGGAGCCGGACGAGGAGCCGATGGTTCTGCTCCTGGATCTCCCAAGGGCCAGGCGTGCGGAGCTTTGGCGTGCTAGTGGTGGTCATGATGTTTGCCCGTTCTCGATTGGCGCGGTATCTTCGGCACGGGTGGCGCCAATCGCGGCCATCCGCCCGTTCGGCCCGTCGACCGCCTCACCGCGGTCGGCGGGTTTTGTCTTGAGAGCCGCCTTCAGCGCGGCCATGAGGTCGATCACCTTCGACGGCTCCTCGATCGGCGCGGTCGCGCCCTGGATGGCGAGCTCGCGGCACTTTGCGCACACCCGGGGCCAGTCCTTGATCTCGGCCGGCCGGTCGATCGACGCCTGCACCTTGTCGGGCTTGTGCGTCCCGCAGAGCGGCTCGCCGATGTGATTGATGTGGTAGGCACTCCACCCGCGACCCGCGCGCCACGCGATCAAACGCATCCGTGATCCCCCGATTGGGTGGCTCGGCGGTTGACTGCGCGACGTAGCGCCGCAATGCGATTCACGGAGTGCGCATTCTGGCGCTGTCGAGCGAGTTCCTTTTCGCTCAGGCCGTGTAGGCGATGCTGTTCAATCAGGGCTAGGGCGGCCTTCCGGCCATTCGCAGATCGCTCGGCAGGAGTCAGGCGTGCTTGCCGACCAAGTCCACCATTTCGCCCGCCTTTCAACCCTCCCTTTCGACCGGACTCACGCCATAGCTCGGGTGGATTGATCTCCCTCGCGCGTGCCGACGCCTTGCGCGCAGTCCTAGCCAAGTGATGCCCGGCGCCAGATTCCCCTGCATGGCACGTTGCACATCGAGGGACGACGTTCCCGACGACGTAGCCCAAGGCGGGGACGAGCCGGTGTGGGTGACAGCGCGAACCGTCGGCGAATGGCGGGACCGATCCGCACACACCACATGGGAGCGCGCGGATCGCATCCTTCTCGCGCTTCGTCATATTGCCGGGCTTCATACGTCGCGCCCCGACATCATCCGCGCGCGGGCCTGGAGCCACTCGCGGCGCTCGCGGTCCGTCGGCGACTCCGGTGCGACCCAGGGGTCTACCAGCACGGCGATGACGACAATGACGCCGATCACGATGGCGAGGCCGAGCGGCGTCATGCGTTCCGCCGCCGCGTCTGCTCCGAGACGAGGGCATCCCGCCGCGCCGTCTCCCGCAGGATGGCGCGGTCCGACAGGCGGATCAGCCGGTCGAGGTTCGCGTCCGAGCGGTCGAGCAGGAAGTCCGACTCCGCCACGTCCTCGGCGGCGTCCGCTTCTTGGGCCAGGTGGATGACGGCATCACACAAGGGCGGCGCCGTGCGCTGGTCCCACGCGGCGAGGATGGGCCGGATGAACCGCTCGCCCCGCTCGGTGTCCCCAAGCGCGACGAAGGCGGCGACGATGGCGGCGCACCGATGATTCACCTGCTTCATCAGCTGCTCGGCGGACGCGGGGCGCATCCCGAGGCGTGGGGCGACGTACTTCGCTACGGGGTCCGCGCGCCCCGACTGGCCCCAACGGGGCCCACGGGCGACGTTCGGCGGCGTCATACCTGACCTCGGAGCTTTCTGATGCAGGCATCTTCGGCCTCGCGCCGAAAGGCAGGGCTCGACCAGGTGTTGCCGAGCCCAGCGTCGAGCGCCGCACTGACGCGCGGGGCCAGCCAATCGCGGACGATCTCTTCGAGGGTCGGGCCAGGGCCGACGACCGCGGGGACGGATTCCCAGAGTGCGTCGGCGACGCGCTGGCCGAAATTGGGGACGTTCGGCGGCGTCATGCGCGTCCCTCGAGCTGGGCGATGGCTTTGCGGAGCCGCACGGCGGCGGCTTCGATCATCCCGGCGCGGTCGGTCGCGTCCGTCGTGGGCTTCTGGGACACCTCGATCAGCGTCAG